GCACGCCGGCGAAAGTTGTAACGGTTCTAATATAGAAATGCATCATTAACGCTTTGCTTCAAACCCGCCTATCATTTAAGTCCCGGCGGTAACAACTAGCGTCTAGCACACTCTCGTACATAATAAAACCACAAAGTGACGCTCCATAGCTTCTATCACAATGTCACTCCTTGGCCACTAGTTAGGTGACAATCAAGGCGGTTTTCAGAACTCGAGAGTTGGTCTGATCCACTACCATCGCGTTACCGATTTGGCTGTGGCTAATCTATCGCCTTCAGGGCAATAGGGAAATTAAGACGGCATGTGACTTTCCTCATCTCCATGCTCATGGCCCTTAGAAGTGTGTATGTTATTATTGGCAAAACATTGTAGTCAATTCACCAATATTCTAAGGTTGGTTTAACAAAACCAATAAAACTAGGTATTTAAACCTAACTAAGGTTATTTAGACCTTGTGAACCAGCCTACTCTGGCTAACCCGCGGCCAAAATGGGTAAAGAGTTAGTTTTATCTTCTTTATAGCGGAACCCATTGCCCCATTCTCATGGGGCGTAACGAACTAGTCGTAAATTAAAACCAATTACCAGTACTACCTTTTGGTGTAGTAAACTTAACAACCTGGGGTGATTTTTCTTCGTTAATTGGGGTTATGGGGGGCTTTAAGGTTTTGTCCTCCACAACCATACAACCATCATCAGGAATTTTAACTAACAATGCCTTAAACATTGCGCCCAATTGTTTGACTTGGGATTCCAAGTTCAATACCTTCTGAGAGTCTTGATCCTTTTCATCACTAATTTGTCTTGGGATTGAAAATATTGTTTGTGGCATTTGGACTATGAAAACATCCAAATTCCCAGAAGTTACTCCAGGTATAGAGAACTTAAAGCCCCCCAAACCTGAAGAATCAAAATTAGAATAAATAAAGGCTAATGAACCACCCGAGCCAGTATGTGTGATTGTAGAAAACGAAGTATTATCATTTTGAAAAGTGGATGGTATTACGTTCCCATACGTGGAACTAACATTGGTAAAAGTCATATCTGTAGTAAGTGCACCTATACAGGATATGAGAACTAAAAAATTTCCGGCCTCAGGCCAAGATATGGTGCCAAAACCACCGGAAACTGAAGTAAGTGGTTGGATGTTACTACCAGTGGCCAAAACACCATGGCCACCTGAACCAAATGGATTAGCAGCGGAAGCAGTTGCTCCAGGGTATTCTCGAATGTGACAGGCCAATAAACCTGCCCCAACAGAACTGACGTCCCTAGGTCGAATCATATCAAATTGGTATTCGACATACAACTCTCCAATCTCAATATTGGTGGCAGCAGCAGGCAAACCAGATGAAGCCAACTGAAACAACCCCATGTCGTAAAACTTAGCTGGAGTATTGACAGGAGCTGGTAAATTTCCAGAAGGGTAAACAAAGTATTCATTTAATGGCATATGAGAACGACCTTGTTTGTTTTTGAGTTTCTTCATAACACCCAAAGGATCATGAGTTATAGAAGAAAAAGGTACGGTCCTGTCTGACCCAGTGTAATTCTCCATAGTGGTAGCTGAGAGAAAAGAAGGGTCATCAGGATCAACGTTAGTGGCTAACATTAATTTCCCGGCTGAAACATTAGATCCGGAAGCCGTGTAAGCCTCGGTCACATAATGAAACCGAAGGAAATTACACCTATATTGTTCATACACGGCAGCCACACGACTAAAAATAGGAAACAATTCTGTATTCCCAGGGTTAAGATAATACTTATACTGATTATTAAAGGTGGCAGAGGTGAAAGCCAAATCTGTTACCTTTTCCATTCGCCTAGGGAAATGATCTATAATGGAAGAATTGTTGTGCATCTGCAAAGCACGGTTTAACCCGTCAGAAACGACCAATTCCTGAAAGGTTCTTTTGTTTTTGTTCAGGGCTGAAACAGCGCGCCCTTTCTTGGCAGATTTACTAAGCTTAGGTCCTACAACCGTAGTCTTAGTTTTTGTTACCACCTTATTAGGTCGGGTGGTTGTAGTAGTGGACTTGGTCCGATTTTGTTGCTTCTTTGAAGACATGATTAGAAAAGAAAGCTGAAAGTGGGAGGGAGAAGTGTAAATTGTCTCGTAATACGAATACAGCAGACAATAGGTAAAGTGGGGTAGCCCTGTTACCCACAGGGACTGTTCATCATGTGTCAACCGCTGAACGGATGAGCCGTGCAGTCTCTTGACATTTTGGTTAGTACGAAAATTTTACACATTAATATGCAACGTTTTGGTCAATTACAACACACAACACCCTAGCAAAATATTTTTATACTCTAATGGCAATGCATAAATCCATCAGACGCACACTTTACACTAAGCGTGAAAAAGAAATCCTTTTATCTTCCGATTATCAGTGTCGGAGGCGAAGGTTAACGCCACGACAGGAACAACCAAGTTATAAATTAAAACTTAGTTTTGGCCAAAAGAAAACTGGCCCATCAGTTCCAAAATCCCCATACCGAGAGAAGCAAAAAGGCAAAACCTCTCGTAAACCACCAGGGAATTTTCTGTTCCATTCGACTAAACCTTCGGCAGTCAACCGAACAGGTTTGCTATTCCACACATCCCAGTCTGCTATCCGATTTTTAGTGGCAGCATATAATTTCATCCAAGCCTTAGAATATGTCTCCAAGGAAGTAATGGCTTTGAGCTCTCTAGCGAAAGCAGGCCATATGCACATTGAATTATAAATTGACTTAGCAGCCCCTTTAACCATTTCACAGTAGTCCATGTGAGGTGGCAAAGTATGAAAAGTGCCAAATTTCATTAGAACACGAACTGGGTTAGGTACCAAGACGGTCCCTAATCGAGTCGGCAGGAAATATGCAGAACAAAAGCCTACATGGTGCAACTTATCCCTTTTTATAGTTTCGGCCTTGAAACCAAATAAGCGCATAGATTGTTTAAAATCAGTCGGACGCCTGCAATTAATAACACTGTCATCTCCCATGACCAATATTCTAAATTCTTTGAGGGCGTCATTGAGAGTAAGACCATGCTCTCGCTGATAAATATATAAATGGATGAAACCATTTAATAAACTATTGGCCAATGAGGTCCAGGGTATACCCGATTTCATACCTCCAGGAGTTTTGACCCTAATACCGTGATTGGTACGACCAATAGTTTTAACACTTCTTCGCATATAGGCTAAAACCCGTTTAGGGGCGCCCATAAACTCTGCAATTTGAGTGAAGAAGTTTAGTAAAGAGGCACTAACGCTCGAATCCCACTTCGAAACGTCATCCTCATACCATAACCCATAGTCTTTAAAATCTGCCCATTGCCCGATTCTTTCGCCAGTCATCCCCCCGGCGTAAACTATAGGAGAGCCAATACCCCACCGAGATTTTAAGGCCTCAGTAGCATTTTTTACCCAGGCAGCAGTTTCAACCACTAAACGCGGTCTACAACCGAAAATTGCTCTGGCGGATTTTTGCTTCAATCCAGCAGGGGTACGGTATAATAAATTCTCAATTTTAAGATGTATCTTTGATTTGCACTCTCTCAAAAGCTCTCCAACAGGGACCCAAACCCTTCGGTGTTGTCCACTGGCCTTTAATTGTTCGTAAGACCTTAAGTATTGAGCTTTCATACTAGGCGATGAATTGCTAGTTTTTAACCAATCCAAAAATTCGCCATCTGGAACGCCTCTAGGTAATAGTCGTTGAAAAGCCAGCTTTCTCCAGCTCCAGAAATTTTGAGAAATGTCCTCGTCCATTTCTATTAGGGGCATGGTGACCCTGGTGCGTATGGCTGCATACATATTATATGAATTATTTGAGAAATGTATAGGTTTGTATTGCTCGAATTGTGACGATAATGAGTTGTAAGTGATCCCACGAGATCTCATGTCCTTTTCTAGCACAACTGATTTGCCAGTGCACCTGACAGAACATTTTTTTCTAATGGGTGGAAATTCCCCGGTGTAAGCTTGAATGCATTGAGCGTTTGGCAACCTAACGCCTTGAGCCAAATTGAAAACGCAACTCCGGAGAAAATGCATAATAATACCAATGTCTATTTTTGGATATGGACAAAGAGCCAAAAATCCATAATAAAAACAAAAGAAACAAAATGCAAAACAAACCAAAATTTAAGGGAAGATATTGAGATAATGATATAATCGTCACGAGCATGACGAAGGTGATAAATGTTGCAAGGGGCCAGCCCTTGTAAAATATTGGTATTGGGTGCTGAGACGCGAAAAACAATGGTTCTCCCACGTCTATAGCCAAAGCCCCCAAACCATGGACCTGATGAGAAAAGTCGGGATTAATTAAATGATCTTCCCCTTTTACATGGCTGTAGTGTGAACTAGGACGCACATTGAATTTACGTAACAACATAGCACATGTTGAATTTAATTCTTGCATTAAAATAGTCCTCTCCTCAGGAGTAGGATTCTTCTTCCAATGCGTTTGCATCCAAACTAAAGCCTCATCAACAATACCAGTTGGTAACTCGACGTATCCCACGTCTGACCTAAAACTGGGTGCCAATACGCTCCGGCGCCAATCAGACCTGATGTTAAATTTCTCCATTTCTGGGGAATAATCAAGTGGATCTCGCACGTCACCAGCAATTTCTGCACGAAAAATTGGGTGAATACCCCGAGGGTGAAGTTTTAAGTAAGCCTTCTCGTCATCTTCAGGATTATTTGGATCCTCATGAACATTTGGCTCTTGGTAACTTTCACTGTCGGAGTGAGCGTCTTCTGAGTTTTCACTCCCTTGTGACTCAGGTTGGATAAGATCACTCCTGGGCCCGTCACCTCCGAACAAGGGGATTACGGAGGTTACCCTGTCAATGACTGATATAAGAGATGCAGCCATCTGAAGGAAGTTTACGTTACCACGCTTTCTTCCTGAGTTTTCTTTCCTTTCGGATACATTTCCATCACCTTTACGGTTAGCTTTTCGATTCCTTAATGAGGATTCCGAAGCATCCCTAGCGCTCTTTCCAGTAGAGCGTTGAGATTGGTCTTGTTCGTCTTCGTCTTTAATCTCGACTTTGACGGAGAGTTCAGGATCATCATGGACCCTAGGTACTGCCATTGAGATAGGCGCACCTGCATTTGAATTAGTGTTCGGTTGATGTTGTGACTTCCGGCTTTTGAAATCTGTCCCCATCTTTCTCTTATGAAGAGGGGATGGCTTTGTAGGATCTTCCCCTATGGGCTTGGTAACATTACCTGCCTGCATCTTCCCTCCAAATGGAAGTGCTTTGCCCGATTTTTTATGACTAGCCGCAAACTTTGGGTTGCGAACCCTGCCTTAAATCGTACGTTTAGGAAACCACTGTCCGTACGTGGCGAAACTTTGGGAGTTTTCCTTTAAATCTTATTCCACATCGGATGACACTTTTCAGCGCATCTGTGGGGTTAAAACATAATCTAAGTGAAATGATAGTCAGTGGTGAAACCCATTGGTAAAGTGGGTTCTCAGGTTATCAGGAATAATGGATAACATGATTTATGCCAAGTAGTGGAGCCCAACCCAGTACAAAGATGAAAATTGAAATATAACACACAAACACCACTCATTAGAAAATGAGAAGGCTCGGAAATATCATACAAAAGAGTTTCCATCCCAACACCGGAGGATTTTATTAACCCATAATCCAGCAAACTTTAAAGACTAAATGGCTAAATACAGCTCCATCGTCTGAAGGATGTACCCGCGGTAGTAAGGCGCTCCTCCGAAATTGGTACTCCAATTCGCGCCTATTCGTGGGTGCCTACTGCACCCCCCGGCCTAGACCTATTCTAGGACTTACACATGACTGATTTATCACATCATGTCTCTGGACCTCATCACGTTTCTCAAGGAAAACCATTTCGCTGGAACACAGGGAACTACCCAACAGCGTGGCCACCATAAAGGTGTCTCCAACGTGACTTCACAAGATACCGGCTGGTCACAAGCGCTTCCCTTTCAACAATTTCACGTGCTGTTTAACCCTCTTTTCAAAGTGCTTTTCATCTTTCGATCACTCTACTTGTGCGCTATCGGT